GTGTAAGTGAACATTCTGGGTTCCAAAGTCTGAAATATATTTGTCTATTGTGTAAGACAAAGTATTTGCAGTCAATGGAATCTGGAAAGCAGTTCCAGTACGTCCAGCGAACGAAGAAAGTAACCTCTTCATTACACCACCAACATAAATGTCAGTAGCAATATCACCATTGGAATTGTCCCAATTCAACTGTAGCATTCCATTCAATATTGTTTCAGAGAACAAAGTACCAGAATTGTAAGCCGATACGTTGGTCGTGATAAATTCTTGAATACCACGCATCTTTTGCGTAGTTCCTGAGTTTCCAGATACTAAGGTTGACCTAACAAGGTCAAATTCCGCAGCATTCTTCCACTCTTGCATAGTCTTCATGGTGTAATACGCCATGGTGTCACCCATCCCGTAATGGGATGTAGCGAGTTGAGTTCCAGACACGCCAATAGGCAAAGAGATGGTCTCTGTGAAGTTTGTAACCCTAGTTGGGTAAGACAACGCTGCTAAAGTAGCATCATCACCTTCATGTACAGCAGCAGAAGCTGCAGTACGATAAGTATCAACTTGCCATTGATGTGTTGGACTAATAACCGTTGAACGTCCTAGAGTTCCAAGCAACTCATCAGCTTTCGCTGAAAGTTGTTCAATCATTCCAAGTACGTCTTCTTTAACGCTGGTATCACTTGCGTGTAATATACCAGACCGCTTAAAGATATTTCCATCAGTCATTTTCGTTTATTCCCTACATGTTATTAAAGAATTTCTCTTTAATAACTTGCTGTAAGGAATCCTCATTACCAGTTCTCTTAAAATCCTCGTAAGCCTTGGATTCCGAGTCACTGGCAGTTATTCTACCAGTCGGTATGACGGTAGAAGAACTTCCTTCGGTTTTGGTAACGCTCGACAGGTTTTTGAGTGAAGATTTCTCATATGCGTCTAGTAAAGAAATTTTCCTAACTCTCGCTAGGTCAGTGACTTCACTAAGAACATTTTCTGCCTCGGGGTACTTCTTCAGTAATCGTTCCTTTTGCAGTTCTTCTTGTAGTTGCAATACCTGAGCACGAGCAACTGGGTCTTTATACTCAGTGTGGTCCGTAGACTCACTAATGAGCGTCCCAGTGTCGGCATTCGGCACCTTCCCCTGCAAGTAGAGGTCTGCATACTCCTCTGTGGAACTTAACTGTTGGGAAACGGATTTAACAAGTGCGTTGTAGGTATCAGCCTTTTTACGGGCTTCGGCTACAGATTGGTCTCCGACAAGACTGTTGAGGCCCTTAAGTGTCTTAATGGCTTCGGTCTTGTTATCAAATCTTCGTCCCAATATTTCTTCAATTTCTGCCTTCGTGAGGGAGTCGGCTGAAGTAGAAGCACTCTGATTGTTACCAGTTTGCGACTCAACATCCTCTCCGCTTGTTGGGGTAGCAACGCCACCCACCTCAACGTCAGCAGATACGGGTCTGTTTTCATCTAACATAACTTTTCTCCTTTGAAAGTTTTATTTTACTTTTCGACCTTTATATTAAGTAAGATACCTAGACGCTACCTTACTCGATATATAGATTTTGTTTTCTTTATTTTATCCAACTCTGCTTTGGCGAAGTCACCATCATCCATTAAGGCTTGGATTTCTCTCCACCAATCAGTTAGAACTTTACGAGCATATTTTTTACCCTCTATTTGTTTTATCGAAGTTACATCCTCTATTGAGGAAAGTTGGGAATACATTTCTTCCCATAACTTTTTAACTTCTACCCAGCCCCTACTTTCTACTAACGCCTTAACATTAGTAGCTGTTTCTATTTTTTTTGCTATCAAACTTTCTTCGTTCATACTTTTTCTTCTTTTGGTTCTTCTACTGGTAAAGTATCTACTAATTGAATCTTTGGTATTGCTCCGTCCTTTGTATAGTCCATTGCTACAGCTAGGTCTATATTCCATTTAATGGATAGTTCTTTCATTTCTTTTATAAAACCATCCACACGTTCTTTTGAGTCCATTATTGATTTACTCCTTGGGTTAACATTGAATTCATATCTGCTCCCATCGGTGATGAAGAGCCAGACATTCCTTCTCCCGCCAACGACCTACCTACATCTACATTAGATGGAGGTGCAACAGGAGGATTAGGATTAACTTTATTAAAGTATTTCCTACCATCCATTCCTAGAGAATCAAGTATCTCTTCCATTACTGCGTCAGTGTTTAGATTAGATTGTGGCATACGAGAGTAAGCAATAAGCATTTCTCTTAACTGTTGTACCACTGCACCACGGTTTAGACTCTCGTCAGTTGGGTCAATATCAATATCAAATTCAGTATCAAACAAATCCTTATCCATTTTAGTAGGAATCCTATTTCCCATTTGAGACATCTTTGTTCTGGCCTCTGTCGTAGCTTGGAGAATCTCTTCATCTGATGGAAGAATTCCATAAGTATTATAGTATTCAATCAAAGACTTTTTAACCGAATAATCTAATAGTTTATCATCTATGATTTGAATCTCATTTATAGAGTCCGTTATATTAACGTAATCATTCTTAGTTAATGTACTTGACAAAAGTGGTAAATAGTGTCGTGATACTAATCTCTTCATTAAGAAACCTATTCCCTCTTGAATCAAACCAAAGGCATCTTTAGAGTTCTTATCTTGAATAGAGGCATTAGTCGCAGGCATTGAAGCGGGACTAGGTGCTCCTTGAGAAATAGCAGGACTTAACGTAACTCTCTCAGCAGCCAGTAACATTTGAGTCTGGTCTGCATAAGAGGACTGACGATAGTCCTGAATATTCATTTGCTTTATGTCAACACCGAGAGCAGTAACAGGAATAGCACCACCAGCTCCCAAGCGAGATAGATTGTCTTTTGTGATTCCAGAACCTCTACGAACTTCAAATAAACCATTCTGTAAAATCCTTGCATTGTTTGCACGAATGTTAATTATTTCATTTAAATTCTCTTGGATAGCAAAAAGCTTTTCAGAAACTCCTCTGCCATGCCAACGACTTGGAACTCTGGTGTACCAAACCTCTTCGTATGGTTTAAGTACCTTACCAGTAGCTTTGTCGATAGTCTTGTTTTCTTCGGCATATAAAAAGACATGTCCATTAGAACTAGAACCTAAACCAGCACAACAAATCTTTCCATCTACCCAAATGTCATAGTCAGCAGGGTCTTTTGTTATCAGGGCCTTACGCATCTTTCCCCATCTTTCCCAAACATCAACATAAGGAACTTTAGTTTCTGTAGTCCCAGACACGTCATCGGTACGGGAAATAGATTCACTCCCGTCTACTTTATCTACGTTCTCCCAAATTCCTTTGTATCTTTTGAATTCATCTATCATCATTATTGACCTTTCAATAACGGAAGATGCTTCTTGAATGCTCGGAGCCGATGGGTCAATATAGAAATTTTGTAAATCAACCTGTGCGGTTCTAATTTCTTTCTTATCTCTCCAAACCTTAACTACCGCAGTACCATCAATACACATTGAACGAATAACATCATTTAAAGTCTGACCAAAGTCTACTTTCCTAAAGAACCATTGAAGTGTATATCTTGCTAAACGTGCGATACCTAAGTCGTTCTTACCTACAGGTGAAACTCTAATATCTCTTGTGTCCATGTCTACATTCTTAACTACCGCTTCAGTAGTCCATTCAGTTACTGGATACCAGATTTTATCTACTCCAGTAGCAGTATCTTTGGGGTCAGTGAAAACACCATAATAGTTATTTCTCGCCCTTTCTATTACATTCCGCATATTAAAACCAATCCTCGGTGTAACCCAGGCGATTGCGTCTTGCCAAAGCTGTCGTTCGGAATCTACCAAATTAACAGCTTCTGCTTCATATAGTGTTTTATATTCGTCCATAAAATTAGTTAATTAAATTTCTGTTGTTCTGGAACCCACATAGAAGTATCAGTTGCTTCTACAAATTGTGGGTCTAGTAATAATAATCTGTATAAATTCTCCATCATGTGGTCATCCTTATCTCTCGGCTTAGGTTTGGGGTCCCTACTCTCTTTGGTGATTCCCCTCCATTCATCCCATAAGTACCTTCGGATTTCCCATAACGTTCTCTCCAGGGTGTCAAAGAAGTAAATCTCACTTCTTTCGTTTCGGATTGTGAGAGCTTGTTTGACCCGTAGAATCCCAGCCGTCAAATCCTTGGATGCCTCCTCGTAATAAATTCCTCTGTTTAGGAGTTCCCTTTGGAGGGTTGTTCCTGTAATGGGGTCCAAGCCAACGGATATTGGGTCAATGATAGAGCGTACCACCCGCTTTCCTTCTCTTCGGGCAAGTATGTCTCTAGATAAGTCATCAACGTTTCCCGCCCTAAAGTGTTCGTCCACGAGATACTTGGTTCCGTCCCTTCCCACTGCGAGCCACAAGACTGCGTGCGGGGTGCGGGGGTGCGGGTCGAGCGCTTCGTACCACGAGTAGTCTTCCTTTTTGAGTTCAAATGGTTTGATGACATGTATTTGAGGATTAAATTCTTTATAAATGATTCCTGTGAGAT